GTACATCTGAGGAGGTTCGATTATGTCTACACGTTTAAAACTAGAAAAAGTACTTGAGCATCTTCTTGCTGAAGAAGAAACTCAAGCTCGTGACCTTTTACATGATGTCTTTGTTGAAATTGCACAAAAAACTCATTCCGATTTAATCGAGAATGACTCAGCAGAAGTCGAAGAAGACTTAGAAGAGTCATCTGAAGAAGATAAAGAGGAAGCCGTTGAAGAGGCCCTAGCAGACGAAGTATCTGATGCTGACGCTCAAATTGAAGAAATTGAGCAAGAAGTAGAAGATGAAGAAACTATGGAAGCCCCTGAAGAAGACGGTGAAATGAGCATGGATGATGCCGAAGAAGAACTAGACGGTATGGATAGTGATTCAGAAGAAGGCAAAGACGATGTTGAAGATCGCGTTGATGATTTAGAATCAGCACTAGACGAACTTAAAGCAGAGTTCGACGAATTAGTTGGTGATAAAGCAGAAGACGAAGCAATGGGCGATGACATGGATTCAGAAGACAAACCAGAAATGGAAATGCCTGAAGAATCTGTAGCAGAAGAAGTTGCGGACGAAACAGCAGAAGAAACTGTAAGAGAATATGTTGAAAAAGCACCGGCACCAAAAGGTGGCGCTGATGACAACGTAAAATCACCAGTTGCTGATTCAAAAAATAAAATTGATGGTAACGGCGCCGGAGCACCAGAATTTGGTGGCGGTGACGAAAAAGGCGGAGCAACACCTAAGTCAGGCGACATGGGTCAAGAAACGCCAAAACCGGATATGAAAAAAGTATAAGGTGGTAAGTTAAAATGCACAGTCCACTACTAGAAAGATTATCATTTGATGATGCTCAAATTAGAGTAGAATCAATTGAGAATAAAGACGGTTCAAAGAACCTTTTTATGAAAGGTATCTTTATCCAAGGTGGTGTGCGTAATCAAAACCAGAGAGTTTACCCAGTAGATGAAATTTCAAAAGCAGTTGATTCTGTAAATGAAAAACTACAAGGTGGATTTTCTGTTTTAGGTGAAGCCGACCACCCTGAGGAACTAACGGTCAATTTGGACAGAGTTTCCCATATGATCACAGAAATGTGGATGGATGGAAAGAATGGTTTTGGTAAGCTCAAAATTATTCCTACTCCAATGGGAAATATAGTCCAGACGCTATTAGATAGCGGTGCAAAACTTGGAGTATCAAGTAGAGGCAGTGGAAATGTTACAGGCGAAGGTAAAGTTTCAGATTTTGAAATTGTTACAGTTGATGTTGTAGCACAACCAAGTGCCCCTGATGCATATCCGCAAAGTATGTACGAATCCTTAATGAATATGCGAGGCGGACTGAAAATGCACGGTATGGCAAGATATGCACACGTTGACAAAGTTGCACAAAAACATTTAACGAGTGATATCGTTAAATTCATTAATGAGCTTAAGGTAAATTAAGGAGACAATTATGGCTAAAGCAATCAATGAGTTACTAGAAAGTGATCTATTAGACGAACAGACTAAAGCCACTATCTCTGAAGCCTTTGACGCTAAGATTGTAGAAGCAAGAGAAGAAATTGCTACAGAACTTCGTGAGGAGTTTGCAACAAGATATGATAACGATAAATCAAATCTAGTTGAAGCAATGGACACTATGCTTCAAGAAACAATCAAAGCAGAAATTTCAGAGTTTGTGTCAGATCGCAACGCTCTGGTTGAAGAACGTATTGCTTATAAAAAAGCAATAGCCGAACATTCAGATTTACTTTCTAAGTTTGTTACTAAAACTCTTGCAGACGAAGTACAAGAACTTCGTTCAGACAGAGATAACCTAAACCGTGGTTTTGAAACTATGGAAGGTTTTGTAGTAGATAAACTAGCAGAGGAAATCAAGGAGTTCGCAGAAGACAAGCGTTCTCTTGCCGAAGCAAAAGTTAAACTAGTTGCAGAAGGTCGTAAGAAAATCCAAGAAGCGAAAGATAAGTTCATTGCTAAAGGTGCTGAAAAGGTTGAAAACACAATCGGTAAAGTACTTAAAACTGAAATGTCTCAATTAAAAGAAGATATTAAGACAGCAAGAGAAAATAACTTTGGCAGAAAGATTTTTGAAGCGATGGCTTCGGAATATATGACTAGTTACCTTGCAGAAGGCACTGAAGTTAGAAAACTTAAAGCGGCAGTTGACGTTGCTGAGAAATCAGCAAAAACAGCAGTTGCTGAAGCAGAAAAGATTCATAAAGAAAAGAAACTTGTAGAATCCAAAATGGAAAGAACAAATAAACTTAATGAATTGACTTCAAGTTTAAGCAAGGAAAAGAAAAGAATCATGAGTGAATTATTAGAGGGCGTAGATACTTCCAAACTCGACAGTTCATTCAGAAAATATTTACCAGCGGTACTTAACGAAGGTACAGCAGGTGAAGAAACTTCAACTAAAAAAGTAGCACTGAAGGAGCATACAGGCGACAAAGTTGTCACTAAATCAGTTGAGGATACAGCGGTTGTTGATGGGGACATCAACAATATTGTTAAATTAGCAGGTATCAAAAAGTGAGGAGACACTAATTATGGCTAATCTATTTGAAGGTAAAAACTGGGATGCCACAAAAGAAGCTCTCCTTGAGGGACTAGACGGTTCTAAGAAAAGCACTATGGGTGTTGTTCTAGAGAACACAAAACAGTCACTTCAGGAAGCCGCTTCTTCAGGCGCCACAAATGCTGGTTCAATTGCATCACTAAACAAAGTGATCCTACCAGTAATTAGACGTGTTATGCCAACCGTTATTGCGAACGAGTTAGTAGGTGTACAACCTATGACTGGTCCAGTCGGTCAAATTCACACGTTGAGAGTACGTTACGCAGAAACAGTAGCAGGACAATCTGTAAATGCTGGTGATGAAGCATTATCACCATTCCAGATTGCGGCTGGCTATTCAGGTAACGCAACAACAAGTAAAGCGGACGCAACATCATCATTAGAAGGTGCTGGCGGACGTAATATGTCAATTCAGATTGTAAAAGAAACAGTCGAAGCGAAGTCACGTAAGTTAGCGGCTCGTTGGACTTTTGAAGCGGCACAAGACGCACAGGCAATGCACGGTGTAGACATCGAAGCAGAAATCTTAGCGGCTTTAGCTCAAGAAATTACAACTGAAATCGACCAAGAGATTTTATCATCTCTAATGTCACTTGCTGGACACTCTTCAGCGGCATACAACCAATCAACAGTATCTGGTTCATCAGACTTCACACCAACATTCTTGGGTGACATTCATGCTGTACTAGCAATTACAATGAACGAGCAGGCAAACCTAATCGCGGCAAGAACACGTCGTGGTGCGGCTAACTGGGCAGTTGTTTCACCGAACGTACTAACAGTACTTCAGTCAGCAACAACTTCAGCGTTCGCTAGAACAACAGAAGGTACGTTTGAGGCTCCAACTAACGTTAAATTGGCAGGAACTCTAAATAACTCAATGAAAATCTACGTTAACACATATGCGGCTAACGACGATGTTCTATTAGGTTACAAAGGTTCAACTGAAACTGATGCGGCGGCGTTTTACTGCCCATACGTTCCACTAATGTCATCAGGCGTTGTAATGGATCCAAATACTTTTGAACCAACAGTATCATTTATGACACGTTATGGTTACAAAGAGTTAACAAACACAGCAAATTCATTTGGTAACGCAGGCGACTACGTTTCTAAAGTTGCTGTTTCAAACCTAGCATTTACACAAGCG